AACATATATTCCATATACGCTTAATGCAAACTCAAAATAGTTTTTTTGTTCATTATATGATAGTGTAAACTCTGGGTTAATGTCAAATCTTGGGGCATACCCAGATAATCGCATCTCTGATACGAGTAATCTGATGTAGTCTTGCTGCAATCTGTATATGGCTGAATCATCTACTATGATCCCATCCAGACCAAATCGCTTTATAGCCCTGTGTGGAAATGTCTCCATGGAGCATATTATACTGACTTATCTTCATAATCCTTATACCTATAGTATCCCTTGTCAAAATCGGCTTGAACTAAGAATTCTCCCATAAAACCATTACGGTTCTTGCGAAATACGCATTCAATAATATCGCTATTATTTCCTCTACCCAGCGCAAGCACCCAGTCTGCATCATAAGCAATCTGCCTTGACCATGCAGTTTGACCAAGGGTTGGCACGGTTTCAAGTTTAGTAACGTCATCAGGTGTAGCAGATGAAATAGCAATAATTGGTACCTCTTCTGCAATAGCCATAAGTTTGAGTTCACGAGACAAATTCTTCATACGAATAGTTTCATTATCTGACTTTTGATTAGGAGACATCAATTGTAAATAGTCAACAATAACAAAGTCTGGTTTATATTGATCAATCTTTCCTCGTAGCACTAATGGAGTAATATCTCCCCCAGTATCGTTAGAGATAATATGAAACTCTGGCTTTCCAGTAACATGCTTTGTATGCCAAGACTTAAGCATATCCATCTCAACCTGACCAGCACTTAACTTTCTATGAGACCAAACGCCCTCTCCCATAATTGCAAATACACGATTACGAACTTCTACCTCAGACATTTCAAGGCTTATGATCATTGGGCTACGACCCTGTTTCCAGGCCTGTACAGCGAAATAGAGAGACAACCATGACTTTCCTATGCCTGGATATGCAAGGAAGACTCCTAACTGCCCTGGCATGATTCCAGAAGGAAGGTAGTTATCAAATCCTGGAAGGCCAGTCTTAATTCCTAATGCACCAGCCTCTTGTTGTTTCTTAAGATTTTCAAAGTATGCAACAGCAGAGTCTAAGTCTGTTACATCAATATCACGAATGGCTGCTGTATTTTTTCTAAGTTCTGCAGTTTTTGTAATTAAAGATTCTAGCGCATCTAGTCCCTGTCCACCCTGAACATCTGTTGCTGCAGATCTAATAATATCTTTTAAACTATTTGTTAAATATTCTGCCTGCAACTCTTCAAGGTGATGCTTGGTTGCGCCAACACCGCTTATGGGTTCAAAGTCTCTAAACTTTTCTACAACTAATTCTGTTGGTGGAACGGTAGCATTTGCTTCATAATATTTTCTGATAAACTGCCAAACATCTACATGCGTTGTTAGAATATTTTCTATATTAGCCTGGAGCAAAACATGCGCTTGCTTATCTTGTAGCACGGCTGAGATTAGTTTTGACTCTGTATTATTCACTCAACCACTCCTTAGCCTTTTTTCTACGTTCTGCTCGTTCTTTTATATCTTTAGCATACTGTTCTTTTGCTTCCAGTATATCATGTGCCACATAAGCAAAATGATTCCATGTGGGGTTTTCTGTTACATCAAAATAATATTCTAATAAGTCATAGCAAACTTCAATAGTGTATGACTCTATAAGGGCATCAGCAGACCACTGCTCAATCCACTTATTATACTGTGGCTTCTGTCCTAGTTTAAACTTATAGTGTTTATCAAACCTACTCAACAGAGCCAGTCGCTTCTGTTTGTCTGTCACACTAATTGCTTTCTTCTAGTTCAACCTTTGCTTCTGAGATTTTTGCTGCTAGTTTATCTTCAACAAACTTATACACACGCTCAAATGCTTGATCTGTATTCTCAGCATCACGCTTTGAGTCTACAACACCAAGATCTATCCTTAGTGACTGAAAGTTTCCAAGATTTAATGTGTATCCAAGTGTTACTGATACTTTAGTGTCTTCCATTTCATACCCTTCTATTATATTGATTCTGACCAAATTGGTATAAATCTACCATCTTCAGTCTTCGTATATGTAAGTATACCATCTCCCATTCGTCTCGTCAACTCAGCCTTTGTGGGAGTAATATCGTTTGTTATTAAATTATCTTTTCTTGGCCTACCAATATGATACGTAGCCAGTATATCACGTATCTCTTTTACTTGCGACTCAGCGTAGTATGATCTTACTTGCCATCCACGTGCCCCGCCTTTTTGAGATCCAGTAGGGAATGGAATAACACCACGCTTCATTAGTGAAGGCATATACTTTTTATGTCTATTAACAAGATCAGCAGTTTCTCCTACAGTATATGCTCGTTCTCTTTTAGTTTTAAAATCACTAATCAAACAACTTTCTAATCTATCTTTTGTTATATTATATATTGACATAATGCCATTAGATCTGTTATAATGCACAATCCTAACAAGGTCATTATTTAAAAACCATACCTTTTTATTTCCTGGTATTACAGGAGCGACATTGTATTCTTCGCTCGTTCTATTTCCTTTGCGAGTAGCCATCTACCTTCCTCCGAATCAGACGGCGGATGAAAAAACTTTCTTGATCCACACATTAAACAATAAATTTCTAAATGAGAAACAGAGTTGTAAATTCTGTCTATCATCATTTTTCTTGAACATTTTTTGCATGTTATCATTAATTAGGTATACCAACAATAATTAAATTAACACCTATGGAGACCTCTCCAGGTGAGTTGAAGTTAACTACTCCATCTACTCTTGATGTCGTAGGCTCTTTTAAAACAACTGTTACATTTTTACCAGCCTCTGTTGCACCTATATTAATTGGTGTGGCAGTAACAATTGGTGGATATTTAAATTCTGGTTTAAATTGATAAGAAAAAGATTGCTGACTTCCTACGCTTTGATTGCTGCTTTTAACAACATCAACGTATCCCGCAATTATTCTTGTCTCTGATATTTTTGCACTTTGTGACTGAAATTTTGGAACATCTACTGTAACATATTTATATATAGCAGGTGAAACTTGAACAGATAAATCATTGATAGCACGAACTATTTGATCTATATAAGATACATCTATTGGTTGCCCTGGTTCTGGTGATGGTATTTTTGCCATTATTCCTCCTGTCTAATTATATCAGACTACCCTCGTTTTCAAATAATGTTGCAGACACAAATCTTTGTAGTGGTATAGTCTTGACCTGAACCGCAACCTTAACGTATGTTTTTGATGTAGGATACACGATAGAATAATTAGTGCTTGTTGTTGCAGCATAATACTGCCAATCTGGATCGCCGTTTTCGTCTAAATCATTATTCCACCAAACATAGATATGGTATTCTGAAACATTGTTTTGTGGTTGCCAAACTAGGTTTATAATTTTATCATTTGTGTTTACTATCATGCTGTTTAAAATTTCTTGTGCTGTATCTTGAGCGTTAATCTTGTATGCTGGAGACCAATGTGATGTTCTATTTTTATCCTCTGATATAAATCTATATCTTAGTATATATTTATTTATCTCTAATAAATTATCATTTTGGTCTATAATTTTTTTGCCTAAAAATCCTGGAAGTTCAGACTTTGGAATTATAATCTTTTTTATACCTTGATCTGGCGTACTCATTATTGCACGTCCATGGCAAACCTAAATTCAATATAGTTACTTGTATTTGCTGCCTTAACAATAGTTTCTGCATTTGTATTTTTTAATACAGTATAGCCAGTAAGTCCATATATTGGATTAGTGGTTGATACATTTTCAAATCTTACTGCGTCTAAGCCTACATAAAAATCTTCAGAAGGCGATCCATTTTTTATTACGGAAGAATATATTTTAATAATACTTACATTGTTCCATGTGAAACCAGTGCTCTTATATAATTCTTGTAATTGTTTTGTAATTACATAATATCTTTGATTTGCAAAATCATAATCATCATCAGACATTACAATTTCAAATCTAGCCCATTCTCCAACACCAGCAGTATCGCTTTCTCCAAACTCTAATAATATTCTTACCTCATCTGGGACAATAGATGGATCTGGATCTTTATTAATAATACTAAATGCTAGTTTAATTTCATCGGTAGGAGCATTTTGATTAAAATCTAATGCTGTTCCTAGTAAGTGTATGTGATTTGATCCAGCATTAATAGATAGATGTTCTCCAGATAATTCTAAGTCTGAAATATCTCCTCTAAGCATAACTATATTATTATAAAACCTTGCTCTTTCATATCTTGAAATTCTGTCTGTATTAGTAAATAATCTATTGTCAGAGTTAGTCTGAAATGCTTCATAGGTTTGATTAATAACGTTATCTTGATTAATGCCGTCCAGTGGTTCGTAAACTACTGGCAATTCTGTTGCAGATGTTTGATTATGATATTCCCAGTTTTCGTTTACAGTAAAAGCAAAAAGGGATCTGCTGTCGTATGCTCCAGCCGATGGATTGGCGCCTGCAGAATATATTCCTACTTCTGAAATTTCATATCTTTCGTCTGTAGGAAGTTCTGCTGTTAAAACAATCTTATTTACTCCGCCTTCATTAACATATCCTCTTGAAGTAATTGGTACTCTAAACATTTCAAAGTCTAAAGATTTTTTTGAGGAATAATCTCCAAAAGGCTGATTGCTTGCCAGTGGCTTTGATCCACAACCAATTGCTATATATGAGGCATAGGCGGGAGCCTGGCCTATCAAATACTTGGCTAATATGCCTTTTCCTATGTTAGTAATCATAATTACACCTCATATATTGTATCATCTAATACAACCCCGTCAGAAATTATAGAAACTTCAACCTGCTCATCCCTAGCCATATTTACGACATTAATAACCAGATTGCCAGTTTCTGCCTCTATATATACTATTGAGCAGTCTGGTCCAGTACCACATATAGGAACTTTGCTCGAAAAGTTAATTGGGAATTTTTTAAAATAGTTAAAATCTGTATCTTGTAGTGCTAAAATATTTTGTGGGTTATACTGAAAGTATAAGTTAGTTAAATTTTTAATAGGTTGATAAGTCACATTCTGACCATTAATAATGTCGGATCTTAATATATTTATTAATTCTTGTCCACCTATGTTTTCAAATATTAGGTCTGTCATTATTTCTATTGGCGTTGACTCATCGTCAAATAGAATAATATCTGGTGTAGCACTTTTGACATCTGAAGTTTTTGGTTTTGGGGTTGGGCTGGATGAAGGAAGATTGGGTGTGCTACTAGTAGTCATATTAAACCTCACTCATATAAACAGTCATCTCTGGGCCATCATAGTTTTTATTGTACTCTATGTGATATACAACAAACTTAGTATCCTCAGATGCTATTATATCAGTTCCACTATTATCTTTATATGATATGTTTACTAAGTCTCCTAATTGAATAGTTGCATTAGCAAATATTTTTACCCCGACATTTTTTCTTGGTCTTAAAATTTTATTAATAACCCAACTCATTAATTCGTTTGCATCATCGTTAGATTGAACATAGACTGGGTCTAGTGAAAATTCTTTTTTGCCGTAGGTGAGCCTACTAGTTTTTATTTTATCATAGTCTATTGCAGCCTTTAAAGGAGAAACTATTGTTCCATCTTTTCCAATAACTGGATCTGAAAAATTAGCATTTTTAGCAAAATAAGAATCAACGGTAAGTTGATTGTTAGATTCTTGAGTAAAGGCTATGCCTTGTATTCTAAGATAGTTACCGCTTGTTTCGTCAAGATTGATTGAGGTATCTGTTGCATTAAATATTAAAAATTCTGCCCCGTAAGATCCTGCTTTAAAACCAGATACTGTGTAACCTTTTATTCTATTAAAGGTAGGAGATAGTTGTGCATATATTGCTGGGTAGGCCTTATCATATTTAACTTTTAGATATGCTGCCTCTCTCATAATAGTTCCGAACTCATCAAAATAAATATTAAATGATGGTGGTTGACCAGTATTTATTCCTGATAGATATGTTGACTGCACCATTCCAGACATAGCATATTTTCTAAATGATTCGTTTGCATCAATATGCTCATCGCCAAATGCTGATGCGACTGGAGTCTCTAAAGAAAAAGATGTATTTTGGCTATAGTTATTAGCAAGTGCATATACATTTTCAAACATACACTTTGAGCCACCACGCACAAATAATGCAATGTTATTATATACTGGCAATGGTCTTGGATCATCTACAACCTTAACTAGGTTATTATTAATGTATAAATAAAATCTTCTTACGGAGCCAATGTCCTGATACTCTACAGCAAGATCATACACAGTTGGATTTTGCTCTCCCATCATTCTTGCCTGTCCAGTAAACTTACCATCATCAATGATAATGTTGCTTAGTCCACCCCATAACTTTATTGGAACTGCTTTTCCATTTGAATCAGTTTTAACTTTATAAAAAATTACGTTATGTATATTGTCTACATCAGAAGAATATTCGCTTACATTTTTTTCTGTTAGTGCAACAATTTCAAAATAATATCCTACATTTGTATCTGGATTTAGCATAACCGCTATTCCTCCAGACCCTCCAGAAATATTTAATTGCTGGTTTGGTTGTGTTCCAGATAATACATAATATGAAACTGCGTTAACTGGTGTTTGTTCCTTTGTGTCTCCTATTTCTACCTTTCCGATAATACGCATTCTTGTACCAAAATGCTTGTATTTATTATCCAAAGACTTGTATTGATACGAAACAAAGTCTAACGCTGGTTCTGTTTGGCTGAAAGATGGCCCAGTCATAACCAGTGCTGACGACTGAACTGATCCTGCCTGTGTTGATCTATTTGTATTGTTTTCAGATTCATTTAAATATGAATAAGATAAAAAGTTTTTAATTACTCCAGTTCTTGTATTTAGTTTTGCTTTTGCTGGATCTGGAGAACCAGGTATTGTTACAGACAAATCTTCCTCTAATATTTCTTGCTGTGTGTAAACATCTCCAGGGCGCAAACCAAATAACTTATAACTAAGCATATTAAATCCACGAACATAGGTATCATTTTTCCAATATGTATTTAAACCAGCATCATGGGAGACAATGTTAGTACCAAACTGACCACGACCATGTCTTGCAACGTCTCCATTTTTCATAACCGTTATACCATTAATAACCTCGTACTTTGGTTCAGCATAAATTCTTACAAGACCAGTTGG